AACAATAGCTGCCGGGTATTGGGGTAAGAGTGTAGATACTGTAATAGGCCTTGATCACTTAGAGGCCAAGACAATCAAGGTCTTAGCTGATGGCGGTGTTGATAAGCCTGATAAGACTGTATCTAATGGTTCAATATCGCTGGCCTATAATTACTTTGTAGTGCAGGCTGGCTTACCTTATGATCAGATATTATATACTTTGCCATTTGAGGCAGGCTCTGCAAGAGGCACAGCTCAAGGCAAGATACAGCGTATCAATGAGGTTATGTTTAAGGTAAACAGATCCTACCGGGGCTTTAGCGTAGGCGGCAATGCTGATCTGGCTGAGAGGGTAAGCTGGAGAGAGCCTACAACATTGCTGGGTACTCCGGAAGCATTATACACAGGCGTACTAAGCAACATTACATTCAGAGATGATTACAGGTATGGCGCACAGATATATATACTTAATGATGAGCCATTACCAATAGAGATATTAAGTATAATGGCAATGTTAGATACCCAAGACAAAGGATAACAATATGGGCATGATGACAACAGCTTTATTGGCAATAAGTGCAGCGCAAGGCGCTTCACAGATAGCAGGCGGTATGTATGCGGAAAAAGAAGCAAGCGCAAGTGCGAGCTTACAGGAAGCCAATGCTGCTAGATTAGAAGCGCAAGCAGGCGTAATAGATGTTATGAAAAACCTTAGAGCTATGCAGGATGACAGGATTATAAACATAGCCGCAAGCAAGACTGTAGCCGCAACAGCCGCAAAAGGCATAGAGTTTACAGGCTCACCTGCTTCTATATTGGTTGATACCATGACGCAGATGGAGATAGACAAAGCTATAACACAATATAACTTTGAAGTAGAAAAGGGCAGGGTAATGACAGATGCCTCAATCACAAGGATAGGCGCAAGGGCTACTCGGGCTGGCGGTAAGGCAGCAAGGGCAGCTGGTATAAGCAGAGGTATGACTACATTTGGAAGCGCTTTAATGCTTGCCGGAGCTAAAGGTTCATTTGATAAAAAGTATGTAAATGTAGGCGGTAAGAGAACATTAGTAGCGCCTGATAACTATTATTTAAGCAGAGCAGCAAGACTACCATAAGGGGATAACTATGCCAGATTTTCCAAGATACTCGTCAGAAAGACAGCCTACAATAGCCCGGCCCAATCAGGCTTCAGGCGTAGCAAATAACAGCTCCCAGATGCTTGGTGAGGCTACACAGCAATCGCTTAAAGCTATGGAAGATGCTACTATCAAGCTTAACAACGCCATGGTAACAGCCGAGATCAATTCATTTAAGGCTGATAAGGGCATATTCCTTGCAGGCTTAAAGAACAGGGCAACGCTTGATCCTGATCCTAAGAATGCCCAGAAGTACTTAAAAGAGGCCCAAGAGTTTTCTAAGAGCGCTCTTACCGGCATGAGTGAGCAGGCCAAACGCATGGCCTCATTAGAGCTTAGTACAGATACCCAGCTGGCACAAATACAGATACAGGGCATATTCCAGCAGAAGGCTATTGTACAGGCCCAAAAGGACTTAGAAACTACCTTAGATGAGGCTGTAAAAGCAGCGCTTAATGCACCATATACTTCATCAATGACAAAGGATCTATCAGATGGATATGAAACAATAGATCTTAATGTACAGGGCGGCATTATAAGCCCGGAAGAAGGTACGCGCAGGAAGAAGGAGTTTGCTGAGGATGTTAGAATAGGCTCAATAGATCAGTCTTTGTATGGCAATCCGGAAGCCTTTAAGAAAAACGCAGATAAGTATAATTTCAAGGATGCTAAAGAGAAATCAGACAAGCTGGCTACAGCAGATAAGCTAATAGCAAAGCAGCAAAAAGAGATAGAAAAGGCCCAGAAGAAACTTATAGATACAGAAGAAGATAGCCTAACTACTATGCGTGTAAACATGGCTAATAATGGCGAGCCTATTAGTGATGTAGAGCTTATACAATTAGCCAAAGACAAGATGAATAAGGGGATGATAAGCCCTAAGTTTGCCCAAACCTATATTAACAGCTTAGAGTCAATCAAAGATCCTAAGCCTACTAAGCTGGAGAATGTAAGGGTTTATAATGAGCTTAAAGGAAAACAAGAGGCCTTAAAAGATAAGGAGTGGGCATGGAGAGAAGCATCTTATGAGGATAGGGCCAATTACCGGGCAGATGTATTAGAGGCATATAACAATGGCAATATCACAGAAAAGCAGATGAAAACATTTTTAGATAAAAACTCAGATAAGTTTATGAATGATCCTAATGTCAGAGATGCAGTAAAACAAGTTACAGCTCAGGCCAGTTTATATAGTACCCCAGAAGCGAAAGCAGAGGTAGAAGCTGAGATGCACTTTGATTTAATGAATAAAATTATAGATGGTTTAGATCCTACTGTTGCGCTTCAGGCTGTTGTAAGAGAGCGCATAAGTGCAGATTTAAGCAAAACATCTAATAAGGATGAGTTTGGATTTGAGATGGGGCAAGAGTACAGAGGTTATATATACCAAGGGAATAACAAATGGCAGAAGAAACAATAACTACAGATCAGCTTATAGAGCAGACAGCTAATGAGAGCTTTTCTACAGAGGAGCTTTTTGGTAAGGTTCTGCCTGCTAAGAAAGATCCTACTTTGCCTGAGTATATTAAGTATAAGATCACCATGGATAAGGCTAATGCTACCCGGGGAGAGTATGGCTCACAGGCTATGTGGGGTAAGATGGACACAAAGCAAGCTCTTAAAAAAGGCAATTCTGCAAGAGATTACTGGGTTAAAGAGGCTGGCCCTTATTCTGATGTAGAGTTTAAGCGCAATCCTTTTAAATATGTAGCAGGTGAGGCAGCCCAGCTTATACCTTATATGATCAGCTCACAGGTAGAGGGCCTAAAGCATGGGCTTACTATGGGTGGTGGCTTTGCTGCCATTACAGCTGTAGCAGGGCAAGCTGGCCCACAAGCTACAATACCAGAGGAGATAATAACTGTACCGGCTGCGTTTAGCGCAGGCATGAACACAGGCTATCATTATGGCATAATAAAAAACATATTAGACAGAGAAGGTGGCGGCCTATACTTAGATATGGTGGAGAAAGGTATATCAGAGGACACAGCAAGGATGATGGCCTTAGCCGGTGGCACTATGATAGGCGTTATAGAGCTGGCTCAATTTAAGCTATTAGGTAAGCCTTTTCAGAAGGGCTTTGCTAAGATGCTCCAAACTAAGGTAGGCAGGGCGGCTATTTCAAAGGCAATGGGCAGGTATGTCAAGACTGTAGGTATGGAAGTACCAGAAGAAGTATTGCAAGAAGCTACTTCTTTGCTTGTGGAAACCATAGCCGCATTCATTGATAAACAGCCTGATGCTATGCCTACTAAGGAAGAATGGACTAAGCGCTTGATAGAAACAGCCCAGAAGTCAATAGCAGGCTTAGCTGTAGTGGCCCTTCCCGGTGGCGCTGTGGATGTGGCCCTATCTACCCAGCAAAAAGATGCTATGATCTTAGATGAAATCAAGAAGGGCGAAGAAAAGCCTATGCCAGAGGCCTTTGTAAAAGAGCCTGAAACGCAAGAGGCAGCCCCTACCCCTACTGAGGCCATAGAAACCTCAGAAATAGCCCCTGAAGCACCAGAAACGCCTACTGTAGAACCGGCTGCCAAAAAGCCTACAGTTACCGAAACCCTTGAGAAGCGGCTTAGCGAGCTTCAGGAGAGTGAGGAGTTTGTTAAGGATAAAAAACAAGTGATAAAGAATGAAATAAAAGCTATTGAAGAAACTATAAAGGTTATAGAAGAAGCACCAGAATATAGTGTTTATGGAGAAAATATTTTTCCAGATAAAAAAGAGGTACTAAAAGACTTAATATCACAGAAAAAGTTTCAACAATCAAGATTATCTAATTTTAAAATAGATAAGATAACCAAGACAGAGCCTACTTATATAAAGCAGCGCTTGGCAGATATTAAGCGCGGCATCCGGGAAGGCAGGGGATATACTCTAAAGCAGGTAAAGAAGATACAGGAAGAAATGATTGAGATGATCTCTGTATTGGATGCCAAAGATAAGGCTAAGTTTATTAAGACTATCAAGAATATACAGACTCCAGAGCAGCTGGATAAAGCCATAAAAGAACTTATACCACGCATACAGAGGGTACAGGATCAGACCAAGAAGGCTAAGATAGGTGAAAGAATAAAGAAGGAAATTACCAAGACTAAGCCGGTTAAACAGGGCCAGCGTAAGGTAGGCAAGTATGACTATGAGAGCAATAAGTTTTTTGATGAGGTAAGAGGCTATATGAAGCTCAATCAGGCTAAAGCTCAGGAAGCATTAGACAGCTTGCCAGAGCCACAAACACAGTTAGATCTTATAAAGGCACGCATGCTATCACTTAAAGCTAATGGCGCAGCTGCATCCTTACAGATATATGAGCAGGTGCTAAAAGATATTAAGATGCTTAAAGAGCTGGGCGCTGCTGCTAAAGATGATGCTGATTTTGACAAGGCCCTGCAAAGACAGGAGAATGTAGAAGAAGCGCTTGTCAATATAGATAAAATAAATGCCAATAAGAAAACCTTTAAGACTAAGATAGGCAATGCTTATAGACGAGGATTTTCTAATATATACTCCATGTTTAATTCTATAGCAGGCAGCAACTTTGCTAAGAAGTATGATCCTGAAGTGCAGGAGAACGCCAGAAACACAGCTGTATTTAAAAAGACTACAGAGGTAGCTGATAAGGCCCTTAAAATATATGGCAGAAACAATGTAATGGGGCTCTTTGAAAGCATGGCTACTAAGGATTATACCTTGACTGATATACAGGATGGCCTTACCTTAGAGCTTACTAAGCTTGACTTAGTAGATATATACAATTCCATTAAGAATGAAAAGAGGATGGAAGATTATTATGAAGCCTATGGCGAGGGCCAGATAGAAACATTGTTAGGAAATCTTACACAGGCTGACTTAGAGTTTGCAGATATGCTGATGGATAATATACAGGAATATAAAGATATTCTCAATGAGCGCCATATAGAAACTACCGGCAGGGATATGGGTTTTGTAGATAACTACTGGCCTGGTACAAGTGAGTATCAGGTAAGCGTAATAGATGATATGCGCGTACAGGGTGAAACACCATCAGCCTTAAAGGAAAAAGCTAAGGGCCCGGTAATACCTAAGCCTAAGAATGCTTGGTATAAGGCCCAGAAGCATATATCAGAGGCAGAGCATGTAAAGCATCTAAGCCGGGAGCATGAAGCCTTAAAGAGGATGTTTACAGACCGCAAGGTAAAGCATGCCATAGAGCAGAAGTTTGGCGAAAAAGTATATGAAACCATAATGGAGCAGATAGACAATATATCACTTAATAAGCATACTGACAGGATAGATGCCATAAGCGGAGTATTTCAAAAAGGTGTTAATAATTGGGTAACAGCTAAGATAGCCCTTAACCCATCAACCTATGTAAGACAGCTTATGTCTGTAGGCAACTACATGGAAGATATGAATGTTGCAGAGTGGACTAAGCTATTCTTTGAAGGTATAGCCAATCCTAAAAAGACTCTTGACTATATGTGGCAAAACGCACCATTCTTAGAGGCAAGATTTAAGAAGGGATCTACAGAGGCTATAAATGAGGCCATAAGAGGCGCAGAGAGCATATCAGCTAATAAAGCAAGCTATGTTAAGGCCCTTACATTTTTGGTAAGATCAGGCGATATTACAGCTATTGTCTTTGGCGGCTACCCGGTAGCTAAGACTAAAGGCTTTCAGGCCTTTGAGAGCGCTACATTAAAGGCCCAGCAGTCAGGCCTATCATCCAGCTTGTCGCACTTTCAGAATAGCAGAAACCCATTTACAAGACTATTCTTAGCATTTAAAAACACATCAAATCAGTATTTCAGGAAGCAGGTGGATGCTATTATAAGTTATGCCAATAAGGATATATCAGCTACCCAGCTTGCTAAGACTACACTTATATATTCTGTTATACAACCGATAGCCTATGTATCAGCAGGTTTTCTTACCAGAGAAGCAGCCGGGGCATTAGGCCGGCTGGCCTTTGGCGCGCAGGAAGAAGAAGATATGGAAGATCGCTTGGAGAAGTACTTTTATGATATTTTAACGCAGCTTGTAGTAAGCCCGGTAAATGCCATACCCTTACTTGATGGCTTAGTAAATGCTGCCATGAGAAAACTTACTGATCAGAGAATATACAATGTAATAAGCCTACCATGGCTTGATGATATAGAAGCAGCAATGCGCAAGTTTACCAAGCAAGAGATAACATTAGCGGACTATTTAGAGATAGCCGGATCTGTATTAGAGCCTACTACCGGCCTTCCAGCAGGCACAGCATTAAGATACTTTAAGATGCTTACCGGAAGCGATATAGGCGAGTCTAAAGGATCAGGTAAAATATAAGGAGCATACAATGTCAGTAGAAACTACCACAAGAAAAAGCATACAATCAATGTCAGCAAGTATAGTAGAATATACTTTTTCATTTAGGGCGCTGTATTCTACCCCTACAAGCATAAAGTGCATCCGTACTGTAGCCGGGGTAGATACCGATATGGAGTATGTTACCGATATACCATCTCCATCAACAGCTTCAGATGTGCTTAAATACAAAGTAGATATAAACGAGGATGGAGTAGGCGGAACTATAACTGTATGCTGGCCTTCTTCAGGGGCTACTATAACTATATACAGAGATACTACAGATACTCAATCAAGCGACTATGAAGATTATAACCAATTCCCAGCAAATACAGTAGAGAGTGATTTTGATAAGCGCACTATGGTTACTCAAGAAATAGCTGAAACATTAGATAGATCTTTGAAGTTACCTATTACATCATCTGCTGATAGCGAATTACCTACTCCACAGGGCGGCAAGATTTTAGGCTGGAACTCTGCTGGTACTGCTATTACAAATGTAGATCAGATAGTAACTTCTACAGGAACTACAAAAGTATTATATTTAAGTAACTATGCTGATTTTGCTGCTGCTATAGCTGCTATTGGCGGATCTGAAGATACTCTGGTACTTGATACTGCCGGGGCAGTAAATACAGATACTACAATACCTACTACATTACAGATAATAGCTCTTAAAAATGGCGCTTTGACTATTGCCTCTAATAGTACTCTTACTATAAATGGAGCTTATGAAGCCGGGCTGTATCAGGTTTTTGCAGGAGCAGGCACAGTATCTTTTGGAAGTGAAAGTATTTTAGAGGTATATCCTGAATGGTGGGGGGTAAATGGGGTTGCAGATGATGTACAAATACAAGCTGCTGGTAATAGTTTGCCAAATGCTACTGGGGGCATAATCAGACTTCAAGATGGGAAAACCTATGTATTAAATGATGTACTTTCATGGACAGGTAAAAATTATTTTCAAATAGAAGGTAAAGCAACCTTAGATGGATCTTCTTTGCCAGCATCATCAACTATTTTAACTATCCAAGGATCTGTTACTACCACAAACACTACCTTATCTCTCAGCGGAGCAAAAAAAGGCACTTCTCTTACTGTAGTTTCTGCGGCAGGATTTGGTGCAGGAGATATGGTAAAAATAACATCTGATGAAGCTTTTAGTGAAACAGATGGTAACTATTTAAAGAGTGAATTAAATTGGGTAACATCTACCGGTGGATCAACAAGTATTGTGCTTGCAACAGGATTAAAACTTGATTATACAGTAACAGGATCTACTGTTACTATAACCAAAATAAATCATATAATAGAGCCTGCTATATTTGGGGTTAGCATAATTGGCAATATTGCAGATGACTCACATATTGGTTTAAGTATAAATTATGCTAAAAAGCCCTTGGTGTCTGAGGTAAAAATAACTTCCTGTTGTAGAACAGGTATGGATTTTGACTGTTGCGATCAAGGTATTATGAAAAATAATACTGTAAAAAATACAACAAATACCGCCACAGGATATGGTTACAGCTTTAGTAATATGACACAGAACAGTAGCCTGTTATATTCTTATAGTGAAAACCATAGACATGGATTTACAACCGGATCGTATTTCTGTGTTTGGAATTGCATAATAGAAGGAAACAAGTTTTTTCATGATATAGGCGCTCCCGGTGGCGCAGGAATTAACACGCATAATAATGGCGTCAATTTAATAATTAAAAATAATGTTGTGCGTGATGCTTATATTGGTATAGGTGTTACAAATCCAAAAAATATAGTTAGCGGTAATATTGTATCAGAGGCTACTTATTCAGGCATATATGTACATGGGGATGGTTTATTAAATACACAGATTGTAGGCAATCAAATAAATGGGTTATCAGGTATAAATGTAACTTTATACGCAGGTACTACACAACCATCTATAATAATTAGCAATAATGATATTTTAGGTGAGTCAATCGCGGGAGCTGCAATTTTACAGGGCATATCTTGTGTTGTT